TCATCACTGCCATCCGTGTACACGTACGCAGGGGTCTGTGTAATAACGTTTGCGTTCGGAATCGCATTCGTACGACCGACACCAGTCACGGACACAATACCATTGGTCGGGTGTGATTTCACTATGATACCTATGTTTTGAATGAGTTCAGGGACACCATTCGTCTCGCCATGAGGGGCGATGTTCGAGAGTCCACCGGGCGTCGTGTTACTCACGTATACCGTCTCACCTACGAGAAAGTTCGGCAAATCAACGCTATCGGCGCGACCAAATGTCACGACGAGACCCTGGCCATTTTGTGCTAAATCTTGATACAACACGCCGATTGCTGGCATTTTAGCCGGGTCACGGGCGTCGGCTTTGTTGATGTTGAAAATGTCGTTCCCAGTCGTTCCAGTCGCGTAGACCACGTCCCCCTTTGATAGCGCGGCTTCTGCTTTGGCTTGTAAAAACGTGTGATTCTGTTTTTGATTTGTCCAATTCGAGCCATCGTACACGAGCATGTCTTCAATTGCAGTGGCCGTCAACACCACGTTGGCCAACTGGTCGAGCTTGATATCAACATTTGAAGTGAGGTTTGTTGTGAGTGCAGTATGCGGGTGTAACAGAGACACCACTCGTGACGTTGTGTTTCCGCTCGTGGTCACTTGTTGCAGTGTCACGTTCGAGAGGAAACCACCATTGCCGTAGTACGCCGTCGCGTTGGCTGTGCCAAAGATGTCCACGACGTTCGACCCGGTCAAATTAAGCCTGTTCACCGCAACCCCTTGCGCCGTGAGCACCGAGACGTTTGCAGCACCCCGAACATCTAATGGATATCCAGGGGCATTCGTTCTAATACCGACACGACCCGTCGTCGTTTGGACGTAGAGGTTTGTCGTACCCACCTCCAGGTCCTTGTCAACATCCATGCTCCCGTACACGTGCACCGCGAGGGCGTTGCCAGTGTCCGGGACGAGGTCAGCATCAGATGGGTCACTGAGTGTGTGACCAATCATGAACTCCGCCTCGTCACCCCTGAAACCCACACCCACGTTTGAGGATGGTCGGGTCATGATGAAACCCATGTCCAAGGTGTCGCTCGTGTTGTTATTCGCGAGTTCCACGATGGCATCGTTGATGATTGTGTTTGTTGTGTGTAAAAATGTCGTCGTTCCTTGGACGAAGAGATTACCGGACACGTTCACATCTCCACCCACAGAAAGGATACTCGGTGCACCTTGGGTAAACGTGAGATGGTCGTGGTCCACGAGGAAACTATCCGTACCCACGTATGGCACGCGTCCCGCGGTTAACGTAGTCACGGCGAGAGTGCTCGTGGTCACGTTGGATTCCACACTGATGTTTGATGAAAAATGCGGGTCCAAGATGTTTGATTTTAATGCGATGTAATTATTTAATATTTGAACATTCGATGTAATATATGTTCTCGCGGTTTCCAAGTTTGATGCAATGTTGTCATTTAAAATATTCACGTTGGATGTGATGTATGTTCTCGCAGTTTCCAAGTTTGATGCAATGTTGTCATTTAAGATGTTTACATTCGAGGTGATGTATGTTCTTGCAGTTTCCAAGTTTGACGCGATGTTGTCATTTAAGATGTTTACATTCGATGAAATGTAATCACGGGTCGTAGAAAGATTTGAGTCAATGTTATCATTTAAAATATTTACATTCGAAGTGATATATGTTCTCGCAGTTTCCAAGTTTGAATCAATGTTGTCATTTAAAATATTGACGTTGGATGTGATATATGTTCTCACAGTGGAAAGATTTGATGCGATGTTATCATTTAAGATGTTTACATTCGATGTGATGTAATCCCTTGCCGTCGAAAGATTTGATTCAATGTTATCATTTAAGATGTTTACATTTGAATCGATGTTATCATTTAAAATATTTACATTTGAGGTGATATAATTTCTCGCAGTTTCCAAGTTTGATGCAATGTTATCATTTAAAATATTGACGTTCGAGGTGATGTATGTTCTCGCAGTTTCCAAGTTTGATGCAATATTGTCATTTAAAATATTCACGTTCGATGTGATATACGTTCGTGCAGTTTCCAAGTTTGATGCGATGTTGTCATTTAAAATATTCACATTCGATGAAATGTAATCACGGGTCGTAGAAAGATTTGAATCAATGTTATCATTTAAGATGTTTACATTAGAAGTGATATATGTTCTCGCAGTTTCCAAGTTTGATGCGATGTTGTCATTTAAAATATTGACGTTGGATGCGATGTATGTTCTTGCAGTTTCCAAGTTTGATGCGATGTTATCATTTAAAATATTTACATTCGATGAAATGTAATCACGGGTCGTAGAAAGATTTGATTCAATGTTATCATTTAAGATGTTTACATTTGAATCGATGTTATCATTTAAAATATTTACATTCGATGAAATATATGTTCTCACAGTTTCCAAGTTTGACTCGATGTTATTATTTAAGATGTTTACATTCGATGAAATGTAATCACGGGTCGTAGAAAGATTTGATGCAATGTTATCATTTAAGATGTTTACATTTGAGGTGATGTATGTTCTCGCTGTTTCCAAATTTGATGCGATGTTGTCATTTAAAATATTTACATTCGATGAAATATAATCACGTGTCGTAGAAAGATTTGATTCAATGTTATCATTTAAGATGTTTACATTCGAAGTCATGTATGTTCTTGCAGTTTCCAAGTTTGATGCGATGTTATCATTTAAAATATTGACGTTTGAAGTGATGTATGTTCTCGCTGTTTCCAAATTTGATGCAATGTTATCATTTAAAATATTTACATTCGATGAAATGTAATCACGGGTCGTAGAAAGATTTGAATCAATGTTATCATTTAATATGTTGACATTGGAAGTGATATATGTTCTTGCAGTTTCCAAGTTTGAATCAATGTTATCATTTAAAATATTTACATTGGAAGTGATGTATGTTCTTGCAGTTTCCAAGTTTGATGCGATGATATCATTTGTGACGTACACATTTGAGATACCCGTCAAAAACTCACCATTACCAAAATAGTATCCCAGGGACACGATGTTTGCCACGGCGTTGATGGCTTCGTTTGTATTCGTGAGGTGAAGAGTTTGCGTTGTTGTATTCCCAATGTCAGTGATACCTTGAAGTGTCTGTGTGATGTTAGATAGGAGTCCACCATCACCAAAATAAATGTTTGCCGTGACAGCCCCGGTTTCACTAATAAATGTGTTGCTGTTCACATTAATACTTTTGTCGGCAAAGAAACTTCCATAGACGTGAACATTCATCTGTTTGGACGTGTCTGGGGTGATGTCCACGCCCGCGGGGTCATCCGTGGTGTACGCAAACATCAACTCATTTTCGTCGCCTCGGTATACCATGGCAACGTTGGCTACCGCCCTTTGCATCACCACACCGGAGTCTAACGTGGTTAGTTCATTTCCTGCGGCAATTTTAATCACTGCATCATCCACCGCGAGGTTGTCCACTTGTAAAAAGGTGGTGTTCCCCCGAACTTCCAAGTTTCCCCCGACGACCACATCACCTACCGTAGTCAGTGTGTTTGAATACATGTCCCCATAGACGCGAAAGTCAATGGGTGTCCCTGCATCGGGTGTGATGCTCGTACCATCAACACTGGCGGTGCTATGGGCGACGATAAACTCAGTTTCACTGGCATCGTAGCCAAACACAACGTTGGATGGATTTTGTACGGCGATGATGATGCCTGTATCGGCGAGGCCGTTATTTCCAATACCAATAATTGGGTCTTGTATTTTTACATTATCAGAGTAGAGGTAGGACGTCGCCCCGTGGACTACGAGATTTCCATGAATCGTGGTGTTGCCTTGAATACTCGTGTTCCCTATGATATTATTTACGTCTCCATTGAGGGTGAGATAGGTTGAGTTAAAATTCCCGTCAACCTGCAAATCTCCACCCACGTGAAGTTCGTATTGTGGTTCGACGTTGATACCCACAAATCCATCCGTCTTGAGGGACACTCCACCGGTGAGATGGAGAGTATTTGATGTCGTGTTGCCTAGGTCGGACACGTATTGTAAAGTGATGTTTGAAATGTTCCCACCATCACCTGTGATGATGCCTTCAAACTCCGGGTCCACTTCAAGGGCACTGATGCGTGCGCTGTTGTCTAGAAGCTGGGCGGGGAGCACCTCTAAAGCGGAGATTCGCGCGCTATTTGCGGCCAAGTTCGACACCGCGTCGTTGAGAATGAGTGCATTGCTTTGGAGTGAAGTTTCCAACGTCGACACCCGAATCCCATTGGAGAGTGCATACGCCTGAAGTGTGGCGATGTTTGCAAAATTATTTGATGACGTCACTTGAAGGTTTGCAATATTCGCCGTGTTCACGGAAATTCTGAAAGAATTATCTTCGAGTCTCGTGCTCAGTGTGGTGATGCGATTGGAATTATCTGTGAGATTACTTTCCAAGTTGTTGAGGCGCGTGTGAACATTGATGTTGACATTCGCTTCTAAATCTTCGATGCGCAGGACATTTGATGCGTGATACGCGTAGAGGGTTGAAATTCTTTGAGAGTTATTTTGAAGATTGTACTCTAAGTTTCCAATCCTCACACTATTTGCAGCTAAATTTGATTCAAGGTTCCCAACTCTAATACCGTTGGAGGACATTTGGATTTCGAGGTTCGACACCCGCAGTGCGTTTGAGTCTGCGTCTGTTTCTAGCACTTCTATGCGTGAGACGTTGTCTTCAAGGTGTGCTTTGAAAGCCACACCCGTGAGCGTTCGTCCATCACCAAAGTAGGCGTTCGCGTACACGTCGCCGACGACGTTCATCGTGATGAGATTGGATGAACTCGTGATGAATCTTTCGGATGCCGTGTTTTCGGTGTAACCGACGAACACTTCGTCCGATGCTTCGAGGTACGCGATGCCTACGTTTTCGCCAGGCCTTTTCATGAGAATACCGAGGTCATAGATGAGGTTTTGATTTACATTATTTTGACCCAACTCTAAAATAGGATCAGTGATGGAAATGTTTTTTGAAGAAATAAAAGTTGTTTCCCCAAAAGTTGTCACGTTTCCATCGAAATACACGTTACCCCTCACATACAAAGCATTACCCGAAGATGACGTATCATCTATGTATATGTTTGAACCGATATCTAATGAATGCATTGGCGAAGTATTTCCGGCAATTCCCACGGGGCCCGAAGACACGAACCCATTCGTGAATTGAACGACATTTGTCGTGACGTTTCCGGTATCTGTGACATGCTGAAGTGTTTTGTCGGAGGCTACCACCGCTGTTTGTACGATTTCGTTCGTCGTCGCGTTATACGCTAAAACATTCGTGCTCGACACGAGGTCTTGTCGAATGGGTGACGCGAAAAAACCGCTGTGTGGCGCCTGTATGATGGTTTCTGAAGCATTCACAATGATGGTATTATCAGCCTGCGTGTGAGGTTGAAGTTTACCAATGCGAACTTTCTCACCTCGTTCCACGGTATTAAGGTTCTTCGCCATTTATATAAATTGGCATTTTAATTTGCAAAACGAAGTGCACCAATACCATTTTGTATCGTAAATATGTTGTACGAACACGCATAAATTTTATCAATTAAATTTCTGCTTTCACTGTGAATTTTGAACGACGACACGCGTGAAAAATTGAGTGTTCCTGTGGGTTGCAGCGTACTGGTGTTATTTGCAAAGCTGTACAAGAACGTATCCGGAGAGGTCACGGCACTGGTGTGATAATACGACGTGACATCCATGAAATTAGGTCTCGCCCACTTAAAAGGCGCGAGTTCGACGCCGTTGACTGAAAGTTTAATTCTATTATCCGGTGCCGTGAGAACGCTGCCCGCGGTCGTGTTCGAGGACGCGATGAATTTCACTGGGTGATTGAACGTCAACTCCTGCGTGCGTTCGAACGAGGGTGCGGTCGATTGAATTTGATACATGAGCATGTGAATCGTTTGTCCCGCGATTTGCGCTCTTTCGATGGCGTCGAGGAAATAATAATTGCTGTGACATTCCCACGTGTAGTTTCCAGCGGAAGGTCCCCAACGAATTCTCAGTTCAACCTCCTGATACGCGAGGGCGCACATGGGAATCGCCGATTCCACGGCTTCGCAAAAAAAGAATCGCAAGGGGTAAAACCACGAGGACCGACCCCCTGGTCCGAGCGAACCTTTCGAGACGTTTTTGGCAAACATATCCAACGCGATGTTTTGTGAAAAATCGGAGGTTTGTTCATCAATAACCTGTCCCCCGACGACGAGCTGCACGCTCTCGATGAGTTGCGTCCAGTCAGAAATTTCAAAAGTCGTGGTTCCGTTGTCTACGGTGAAATAGGTGTATCCGAGGAGGTCGCCGTTACGAGCGAGCGTGATGGAGGAATATGCGTTTGATTTCACGGCTCCTTGAATCTGTTGTTTCTCCACAGATTGTGCGAAAGGGGTGTGTCTTTTATAAGAAGCAGAAAAGTGACTCATTTCTGGTTCGCTCGAGATCCATTCATCTTGAGCGCCCAGGCACACGAGTTGGGCGATGCCAGCAGACATCTCTGTTACAATAGATTAAGAAAAATTAAAGATTCGGTCTCCTGCAAACAAAACGAAGGACAAAAAAATTAGCTCCCGAATCTGAGGAATTTTTGATGGTGTTCCCATTCTGGTCCAACAAGGTCACGGACAACTTATCGATGCGACGAATGGGATCGATGTATTGCACGGCGATCGGGTAGTTGTCCTTAAAGGTGACCAAACTATTTCCACTCACGTGCGTCGCCGTGTCGGTGATGATGCTCCCGAAAGAACTTCGGACCACCGAGATGTTACCCTGGCCTGTGTGTGCATTCGACGTGCCGGGAATGGCGGCGCGGTCGTTGAAGTGCGTGTCGAGTTCGTCGATGGAGAGATAGAGGTGTTCAGTCTGAACATTCGTGTGCACGTGCGCGGCCAAAAGTCTGGCTTGCACGACATTTCGAAGCGGGGTTTGCAAGTGCGCGACAAACGTGTTCGCGCTGGCCTGACCGATGCTGTCTAACGTTATCGTGTGATATTCGTAGGCGAGGTCGGGAATCGTCGAATCCGATGTTACCAATGCCATTTTATATTAGTTACTTAGATAATTTCGTAGTCCGCTTGCTCGCGCACCAATTTTTCGGCACCGCACACGCCACCCGGTCTACGCATGGAATACGTGCTTTCGCCTTCGACCCCACTCCCGGCCACGCACTTGACATCGTACGGGAGGTCGAACAAAGACCCTTCGTTCTTCGTCTTGATGACCAAAGGCATCGGTTCGTAATAACTGCGCGTCATGGTGATGACACAAATCAAAACCAATAAGACCGCAATCGAGGACAGGGCGCTGCGGTTGACTCGGTTGAGGTTGAACATTTTTATAATACATATTGAGAAAATAATTAATAAAGTGCGTTAAAGAATTTAATTACTTTTAAAGGTAGTACATTAGATGGAAGAAATCGTGCTGGACCGCGGCGAAACTAATGTGATGAAACTCGATGATAACGAACAACGACTTATGGATGAAATTCAAATTTCAGCCCCGAGGCCGAAGAAGGTGCCGAGACCCGGTCAGAACTTCAGACCGCGCCCCTCGCCTGTGATGGAACACCAGGAAGAGATCGATGCGTTCGTGAATCCGTACAAGCAAACCGAACAACAGCCGCAAGAAGCCCCGCAGTACTTTGACGACGACGACGAAGAAGAAGACTACGTGGACGACGGCGGTGGCGGTGGGCACCACCAGTCGTACCAGGAGGAGCAGCCATCGAAGGGGTATAACTCGATCGACGAGGAAAAGAGTGACCTCCTCAACAAGTTGGCGCGGTTGGAACGTAAGGGATTTAACGTGAACAAGCGGTTGAACGCCTACAGCGCCGTCGAAGAGCTGCGAAGCGAGTACAAGCGGATCACGTACACGATCGATGTCGACCAAAGTATTAAATTTAGCCGACGAGCTCTCATGGCTTCTGTGACCGGTTTGGAGTTTCTTAATAAGCGGTATAATCCCTTTGAGCTCCAACTCGATGGCTGGTCCGAGAGTATCATGGAAAATTTGGACGACTACGATGGCGTGTTTGAGGAATTGCACGTCAAGTACGGCGAAAAAATGCAGGTTGCACCTGAAATCAAGCTCATGATGATGGTTGGTGGTTCTGCCATGATGTTCCACTTGACGAACTCCATGTTCAAGGCGGCGATTCCAAACATTCAGGATGTGTTGAAGCAGAATCCGGGCTTGACCCAAAGCATGGTCCAAGCCGTTCAAAACACCAAGCCGAGAAGTCAGGCGCCCAGTGCCGCCGATGGGTCCTACGACATGCAGGGGCCGGGATTTGACATCAGTAGCTTGATGGGCAACATCATGATGCCACCGCCGCCACCGATGAACAGCTCTCCGTCCATGATGCAAGAACCTCCCGTGGATGACGTCGAAGACGACATCTCTGACATCGTCGTCGAGGAGCTCTTGGAGGATGAAGAAAGCGACGTCAAGGAGGTTAACGTTCAGGATAAGGAAAAACCCAAAAAACGGGGTCGCAAGAAGAAGACAGAAATAAATCTTTAGTAACTAATAACACAGGATGATGGCATTAAGTATGTGCCCTTTGGAGGAGGAGGCGCCAATTGTTCGCGCCCCTCTCCAGAAACAGGTCAAAAACCCGCCTCGCGCGGTTCCGACGATGGAGGAAGAAACTGAGTGTAACTACGTTATTCTTTTCTTCATCGTTGGAGTCATCGTGCTCGCATTGCTCGATGCTGCATAAAATACTCACTCTCCCACGAGTATCTCTCGTGGTAAAGTTAGTACGTATACGAAGCTTTAGTGTTCGTGTTTGCTTTAATATTCAACAACTTTCCCCCAGAAGCGGTCATCATCTCGATGTAAAAGTCATAGTAATAGGCTGTCAATGCGAGACCACCTCTCGGCGATGTGTTGTTTGGGACAACGGAGAGCGTCGTCGCCGTCGTGGTCACTGTTTGTCTCCACGGATATGGATTCGTACCAGAAAATATGTTTTTTGTACCAACCGCGATTGGAATCGTCGATGTTTGCGTGTTATCGCTGTGTCCACCCTGCACTTCCAAAATCATCGTGGACAGGTATTTGCCATCAGCGGCGTAGCGCAATATGGCTGTGATTTTCGCATAAAACGCACCTTTATCAAACGTGAGAATAATATTTTTACCTTCGGTATCCAAGACGCTGAATGTGGCGCTGTATTGTTTTTTACCGAATGCACTCGAGTTGAAAATGGTACCACCCGCGACGTGAAGGGGTGCCAAAGGTGTGACGACACCGATACCAACGGCGTCACCGAATTCGATGCGCCCACCAAATATGATGTCGTCCTGTACCGTCAATGAACCCTGCACGACGACGTTCCCCCCACCCGGGTACAGGTATAAATCGTTATCATCTTTGTTCATGTATACGTTGGAAACCCCCGTGGATGTTTTAAAATTCACGATGGCGTTGCTCGTCGTGTGTTCAACGAGGAGATTACTCTTGTACAGGTGAAGATTCGCGGTGGGTTGGGATGTGCCGATGCCGACGTTACCATTTTTAATGATTGAAAGCGCGTCCACTTGTGTGTTGTTATTTAAATATCCGATGACCACGCTATTACTCGTCGAACCTTTTTGTGCTCTCATGAACCCCCCGTATCCGTCGTTTGTCGTGATTTGCATCGCCGTGTACTTGGACGCACTCGCACCGGGTGGTGATTGAATGTTCACGAGTGTGACGTCGCTCTCGGCGTCGTCGTAGACGAGTAAGGTGTGTGCCGGGTTCACAGCACTTTCACCGCTATTCACGAGGACTTTGCCATCGTTTTGAATGCGCATGCGTTCGAAGTCGCCAGTCTCACCGAAACGGAAAGACACGTCGCTCTGTAACAATGATTTCAACAAGTTTTTACCACTCGATGTCTCTGAAAGAATGTGTAAATTTGATGTATCCAAAAAATTGTCTTCTTTTATTTTAATGTTCCCTTCCACGTACAAACGAGTATCCGCGGCGAGGTCGTCTTCGGTGGAGTTGATGAGCACGCGTCGCTCTTTTTCGATACTGAGCACTGGGCGAACAAAGTAATCGATGGCAGCAATATCCGCGGCATCATCTAATATGTCCTCGACGTTACCACTCGTGATAGGAATCGTGGTGCTGTATGTGTTGAACACGTGCCTGGCCGCGATGTGTCGAATTTGGTCAGGGCCATCGCTCCCCTCGGAGTTGTCTGTTTTAAATAAAACAAGTTCAGTTCTTCCCTGCGTGCCATAGTTTTTTTCTTGAAAGAAAGATTCATCCGTGCCGTCAGTGCCAGCGGTGACACCCTTGAAGGAGAGTTTGTTTCCAACCCTGACGTCGCCGTCCACGTGCAACTGGTCCGTGGGGTCGTTCACGTTAATCCCAACTTTACCGGATGCATCTATGACAAACCTGGTCGCGGCGCCTAACGTGGAGGCATCGTTTGCAATTTTAAATTTAGAGTTGTCCCCGAACGCCCCACCGACCGACCAACCCGTCGTCGCACCCGTCGTGACTTTGTAGCTACTGAACGCGTCCCCACCGGCGTCGTTCACCTCCATGCACACGATGGCATCTTGGTTATCTTCGTCAATCGCGTTGTGGACTAAAATACCATTGGTTCTTGGATTTTCAGAACCCGAGGCGCGCACTTCCAGTTTTGAGACGGGCGTGTGCGTCCCTATACCCACGAGACCATCGGAGAGAAAAGTCATGATGACGTTCGATGTGGCGTAATTATTGTGTGCTAAATTCACATCTAATCGAGTTCTCGATGTGTCGTTGACGATGGCGTGTTTACCCACCGATAAACTCGCCCGCGCCCCTTGCGTGGTGCCCGTGGTCGCGTCTCTGCACAATTGTAAAACGGGTCTCATGTCATCCGCGACGTTCGCGAGTCTCGTGTTCGTGATTGTCATCGGACACGATTCGTGGTAAAAGTTATTGCTCGCGTTCACTTGTGAGTTGACGAACACATTTCCAGTGACCTGCAGGCCCAGGGGTTGGGGTGCGCTCGTGCCTATACCGACTCGACCAGACTCCAATATCGTCATCTTTGGATTTCCCACCACACCCGTAGAACTCACGTGCACGTTGAATCCTTTGCCACTGAGCACGCGACTTTGTAGATACGTGTGTCCCGCCGATGGGTCCACGTAGGACCGCATCCCGGTGATACCCCCCCACGGGTCACCCAACGTCATCGCATTACTCCCGACGACGTGCACGCTTCCACCTATCGTGAGATTTGCCGATGGATTCGTGTTTGCGATGCCAATCATGCCCCGAGCATTCATCACGAGACGTTCGGTATTTTTAGTCTTCAACTTGATGAACTGCTTCGCGACATCGGTCGCGCCGGATGATAGTTCGATGACACTCACGTTGGCCGCGACTGCCCCAGCTTTGAGCACGAGCGAATTATTTGTGTTGTCCGAGCCATAATCATCTGCGTGGACGACGATGCCCCCAGTGGATTTAATGTAATTGTCCTGGTTCGAGTCGATGTTCGACTTCCCACCGAGGCGCACGTCACCACCAACGTGAAGGGCTTCATCGGGGCTATACTGACGAATGCCTATTTTATCTAAAGCCATGAATCTTTCGCTCACCACGTTGCCGTGAAACATGGCCAGGTTCGCGCCGACTTCATGCATGT